GGTTCTGTTGGTGCTGATAGAGTACCACCACTATTTGAACGGTACTTTACTGGTTTACGAATAAGTGGACCCGGCAATGTCGCAATCAAAAGGAGTTAACAATGAGCTATTATCCAGCTGCCAAAATTATTAATGATACTGCTGCACATACAGGTCGATTTGGCTGTATAAAAGCATTACAAGATTCAGTTATCAATACTTTGGTTGCTGAAAACATTACAGGCGATTTAACCTCTTTGCAGTTTAAATCTAATACTGCTATTGAAGGTGTAATAACCAGTGTCAAGCTTGATAGTGGTACTGTTATTGCTTATTTGATATGAGCCTTGCTAACGCATTAAAAAAAGCTGCATCAAAGTCTTTGGCAAAGTTAGGTGGAGATGTAACTATAAGAAGAGTTACCGCAGGTGCATACAATACAACCACAGGTGCCATTGCTGAGACATTATCAGATACAACAATAAAGGGTGCGTTAAGTAATGTTTCAAGAAATCAAGTAAATGATCTTATTGAATCGCAAGATAAATTACTTACAATATCTGCTGGTGATATTACTTTTATACCAACCACAAAAGATAGAGTTGTTATCAGTAGTGTTGAATTTAAAATTATTCAAGTTTTAATCAATGAACAAAATAATACAGCAGTAAGCTTTGAGTTGGTCTTGAGGTAAACATGACAAGACAAATAAGACTAGACCAAATAGATGATCTGATGGCAGAAGCAGTAGAAGAGTTAGTTAAAAAAACAACATTGCGTTGGACAGAGTTAACAAAAAAAGCTACACCTGTTGGCGAAACTGGTAATTTAAGAAATGATTGGAAAACCGATATTAGAAAATTTAGAGGTACCATAATAAACAGAATGGAATATGCAGAACCAGTAATTTATGGAACTTCACTTCCACCTAGTTGGCAGGGTAAATTTAGAACAAGACAACAGACGATAAAAGGGTTCCCAGAATTACAAGCCAAGCAATTAACAGTCAGCTATATTCCAAATGAATTAAAAAGAATTATTAGAGGTATGTAATGGCAGCAACCGATCTAAATACAGTTCGTGCAACTATTGAAGGCAGACTTGCAACAGAGTTAGCATCTAGCCCTGCCATACCTGTTGTATTTAACAATATGTCTTTTGATTCAACTACAGAAGATACTTTTGTTCAATGTCAAACAAGTTTTGGAACTGGTGGCTATTTAACCATGGGTGGTTCTGCAAATTCTGTTAATAGTGTTGTTGGCCTTATTGTTTTAAATATTTTTACAGAAGAAAATATTGGTGCAGGGTCAAACTTTGTTATTGGCAAAAGGCTTCGTGACCTTTACAATAACCTTACAGTTTCAAATGTAATTTTTGATTCGCCTATTGGACCAGAAGTTTTGGCATCTAGTCCAGAAGGTAAGTTACAAACACAAATTAGAATTACCTTTGAAATATACGAGGAACTTTAAATGGAAATTACTGAAGAAATGCTTGACGTAATTGAAGCTGTAAAAGGTAGGCGTGACCCTGCCTATTGGGATAATCGTTGTAAAAGATATATGGAAAACCAAGAAAATTTAAAAAAAGATGTGAAAAAACCCAAAAAAGGTTAATATAAAATAAATACTTTTTTTTTGTTATGGCTATCAAGGGTGATGTTGGCAAAATTATGTTTGAAAACGCTGGCGGTACGGAAGCTGACGTTGGACAAACAAGGTCTTGGTCTTTGTCTATTACTAAAGACACTATGGAGACAACTAAACAAGGCGATACTTTTAAAACCAATATTGGTGGTTTAATATCTGGTGAAGGTTCAGCAGAACTTCTTTACAATCCTAGTGAGACAGGTGCTGGGTATACAACATTTATTGATGATGTATTAACCACAGGAGATAATGCTGACGCATTATTTGAATTATTCCCTGATTCAGCAACTTCAGCAAAAAAAATTAGTTTTGCTGGTATTATTACTTCTGCTGAATATGGCGCAACCCTTGGTGAAGTGCAGATTATAAACATCAGTTTTCAAACAAGTGGTACCATAACTTCAGCTATATAGTAAATTAGGTTAATACTTAATATATTTTATGACACCAAAAAGAACGATTGACCTGCTAACTTCATCATACGGTGATGAAATGTCAACAAGAAGAAAGTATGAATTTAAAAATGCTCAAGGCGAAAAGATTGTAGATTTATATTTTAAACCTTTAACAAGATACGATAGACAGAAAGCACAAAGTGCAACTGGTACAGATGAAGCCCTTGTTATATCAACACAATTACTTTGCCAAATGGCAGAACTTGAAGATGGTACAAAAGCTTTTAGTATTGCTGATGCACCTAATCTACAAAGGGAACTTCCGGAAAATGTATTAAATGAAATAGAGTTATTTTTATTTAATATTAACCTCGATACAGATACAGCAAAAAAAGATTAAAGCGAGATAACTGGTTAAACTTTGAGTTTTTTCTCGCAACAGAATTAGGTAAGACAATAAAAGAATTAAGACAATTAATAACACAAGAAGAGTTAGTATATTGGGCTGCGTATTACGAAAATAAAGTTGAAGATGAAAAAAGAATGCATGAAAGAGCAAAAAACAGGTAATATAGAATTAATTGATTTTTGTTTACTTAAGTGGCCGAAAGTATAGTTACCTTAAGAGTTGAAGCAAGAAATGCAATATCTTCTTTAAATAAAACTTCTGCAGCTACAAAAACTTTATCAAACTCGGCAAAAGGTGCAACCGCTTCATTGACTACAGCTTCAACTGCAGCAAAAGGGTTAGGTGCATCTTTGGCTGCATCACTTGGTCCATTAATTTCTGTAGGTGCTGCTGTTGCTACTGTTAGTAATGCAATAGCAACCTTTTCTGCAAGAGAACGAGACATAACAATTCTTAGACAAGGTTTAGAAAATTTAGGCGCTGGAACCCTTGCCTTAAATGAATTACAAGAAGCAGCAGACAGATTGGGTAACCAAACTTTATTTAATCAAGAAGAATTTACAAGAGGATTTAATTTATTAACAAGTTTTAGAAATATTGGTGTTGATTCATACTCAAGAGTTGCGCAAGCTGCAGCAGATATTGCACAGGTAAACCAAGTAGATGTAAGTACATCATTTATGCAATTAGCAAAAGCTTTGCAAGATCCTGAAAGAAATTTATCAAACTTGAATCGTTCTGGTATTGCTTTTACTAAAACGCAAACAGATGTAATAAAAGAGTTGATGAAAACAAATAAAACTGCTGAAGCCCATGCAATGATTTTGAGCATTGTTGAGGAAAGTTATAATAAACTTGCACAAGCTGCTGCAGAGGGATTTGCTGGTAATGTTGACTCGTTAGGCGAAGCATTTAGGGATTTTTCAGAGACGTTAGGTAAAACACTAGAACCAGCATTAATTGCAGCAACTAAAGGTTTAACAGCCTTAATAAAAGCTGCTAATGATCTTTTCAATTCGCCTCTTGGCAAAACTGTTGGTGTTTTTACAACGCTTGCTATCGCTGCCAAAGG